GAGAACTACAAGTGACAGTATCACTTGCTGATCTGCCTCAAGCTACTCAACAACAAATAGCACAGCAAATGGGCGCTACAACGCCTGATGAGATTGCTGAAGTACTACAACAACTGCAAGACGATCCTGACAAGCTCGCACTTATTATGAAGCAGCTTGGTATAGACGAAAGCGGATGGATTGACAAAGCGGCAGATGCTGCCAGTGGATCATCTCCTTCCACACCTACTGACGACGCTGCCGCCTCGGAGGGTGCAGTCGATGACATCGCACCCTCCACCAACGATGTAGATGATGTAGATGAAGCTAGCGAACAGGTACCTACTCTGTATCCTAACGTGGCGTCAGCGGGTCTTAGATACAATGAAATGGCACCGGACGACAGTGGTGTCGGCGGCGCTCCTCCTGATATCGGTCCTCCTAGTAGTGGCGGTGATCCTATGGCGTCAATGAAACAGCCTCCTGCAGATGACATCATCTCTGCTGATATGATGGAACAGACTACAGGCAATCCTAACACCAAGGTGCCACAGGCACGCAACATGGGTAAGATGCAGAAGCCTGCAGTGCCTATGAGTAAGCCCGGTGCAGGCGGTGGTGCTACTGACAACCGTGCAATGATCACACAGATATACAGACAGCTTGCTGCTAAACAGGGTGGCAAGCCACCGGGGCAGTCACCTATTGTAGCAGGTGCAGGTGGTGGTAAGAGATTTAAATGAACGAACTACCTCTAGCTAATGGACTTGTCATTGATACTAAGACAGGTCAAGCCATCTTGCCAACTACTTCCCCTGATGCTGTTATACAGCAACAGACTACTAAGACGCGCGACACACCACAAGCTGCTACTATTCGTGGCCGTGATCGTACTAATCGCGTCGTCCGTCGTGGTCTTATTGACTTACCTGCTGATACAAAAGCCGTTACTACTGCTGGTGTGGTTTGGTTGTATTTCATACTTGGTATTAACGATGCGGAAATAGCAGACGCTACTGGATTGAAGCTGTCTCAAGTAGACATGATCAAAGGTCTGCAGTTGTTCGGTCAACTCGACATATTGATCAAATCAAATATACAGAGTATAAATGCTGACGATGTACAGAAGCGCATTGACGCGCTAGCTGCAGCATCACTTGACAAACTCGAAGATATGATGGGTGATGAGGACACTAGACCTGCAACCAAAGCACGCATTGCTATGAACATGCTTGATCGTGGTGGCTATTCACCTACTCAAGTCATGGAGCACAGGCATTCACTAGAGGGTGGCTTGACTATCCGCCACATACGTGAAGTAGCACAGCCTAAGCACATGCCAGCTATCGACGTTACACCTATTAAGGAGGACAAGTGATGGCTATCGTACCTAACAAAGACGGTCAAGGCATCAAGGTGAATGGTGCTGCACGTATCACTGATGTGAGCTATGAAGTACCAACAACTGGTGCAGCTACCTATCCTGCTGGTCCGTCTATCTTCGCTGGTCAGCTACAGTTCAACACAGCTACAGGTGAGATATACAAGTCACTTGAAGCAGGTACTACTACATGGGTTGAGACGAACATTCGCTGATGGCACCACGTGTACGACAAGTCAACGTAGCTGAACGTCCTGAGTTGCTCTTGAAGGAGGGCAGCTTACAGGACAAGTTCCTGCATAGTACTAGCAAGGTGCAGATATATGGAGGGGGATTTGGAAACGGAAAGACTACAGCAGCAGTCATCAAATCTCTGCAGCTTAGTGACAAGTATCCCGGCTCAACTGGACTTATTTCTAGATCAACCTATCCAAAGCTCAATGATACAATCAGGAAAGAGTTCATCAAGTGGTGTCCTCCAACATGGATTGTGTCGTTTAGTACTGGGCAGAACGGAGATAACATTTGTCATCTCAAGAACGGAACATCAATCTATTTTAGATATATTGCACAACAAGGAACCAAGACTGAAAGCTCATCTAGCAACCTTCTATCCGCAACCTTCGACTGGGTTATAGTAGATCAAGTTGAAGACCCTGAGATCACTCATAAAGACTTTCTTGATCTATTTGGTCGTCTACGTGGTCGTGCTCGTTACGTTGGTGACGATGATACTATGCCTGTCACAGGCCCACGATGGATGATGTTGACGTGTAATCCTACTGGCAACTGGGTCTACTCTAAACTAGTAAGACCACTACAACAGTACAACGCAACTGGTGTTATAACTGAAGACCTCATCTGCGTCCGTGATGTGGATCGCAGACCCGTGCTAGATGCACATGGTAAGCCACAACTACTCATCGAAGTTATTGAGGGTAGTACATATGAACTGCGGCATGTGCACGAAGCGGAGGGAGGTGACTTCATCCAAACACTGGAAACTATGTACCAAGGCCAACAACGTGATCGCTTCCTGCTAGGCAGGTGGGTCGCCTATGAGGGTCTTGTTTACCCCCAATACGACAGCACAGTGCACTTGCTGCAGGAGGGGGATATACGTGCGTTGTATGATGGCTTTAGAGAGACGTACTATCAACCCACATGGATAGAAGGATACGACTATGGGCAAGCGACGCCAAGTTGTTACGCCCTCGCGTATGTCACGCCTGAAGGCCATGTTATTGTATGTGATGGCTTTTATCAAAAAGAGATGACCATTGATGATCAAGTAGTAGCTATACGCCGTATACGCGACGATTGGAACGTGCAGCTTGATGAGATGCACAAGATACTAGGTGATCCAGCTATATTCGGACGCAAAACTATTAGCAGGCGCATTGTTGGTAAAACAGTTGCAGATATGTTCAAAGAAGAAAACATCCACATGAAGCGTGGCAACAATGATATCAACAACGGGATTGTTAAGGTTGGCGCTTATCTCAATATCAATCGGTCTTTGCTGCATCCTATACGCAGAGTGGCAGGATCACCGCGACTATTCATCAACGCTAAACTTGATTGGTTTCAGGATGAAATAGCTGGCTACTTCTGGCAACAGTCTACATCAGGTGAGCGTGTAGACAAGCCGATTGACCGCAATGATCATGCTATGGATATGATCAAGTACTTACTCTCAGATCAACCTGACATAGGCAAGTACGCAATACCTGAAAAAGAGCGCATTCCTTCGTGGATGCTGTGGCAAGAGAACGAACGCGACAAGAACAATCCACGAGGTCATCGCTATGGCTGATTATCCTGAAGCAGAAGAAGAATACAACCGCACTGCTACGCAAGCGACTGACACAGATGGTGCAGCGTTCAACAGCTATGACGGTATCATGGCTCCAGACGCACCACCTGACGACGGTGCACCAATCTATCGTATGATCGGTGAAAGTAAGATACCAGTTTCAAAACATCGTGGCCCATTATGGCGTAGTCGCTATGATCAGGGTAAGGCTGCGATGAGTAAGAATACAGACGCATGGAATGAAGCGTACAGGTACTACAGACATGATCACACACGCCACAATTCGTCATCTCGGCATGAAGATGACAGCATTGCAGGTAAGCCTCTCACAGGTACGCTTGATAGCACTGAGAACCTTGTGTTTGCTAACGTATCCGCACTGGTACCTATGCTATTCACCAAGAACCCTGATGCAGAGTACACGTGTGAGGACGAAGAAGACAAGAAGAAAGCACGAGTGATTGAGAAGTTAGTCAACACTCTAGCAAGCAAGAAAACATCACCGGGATTAAACCTAAAACGCAAGGTCAAACGCAACATCGTCTCAACCACACTCACAAACATAGGTTGGTTTGAAGTCGGCTACACGAGACGTGAGCAATCTAGTGAAGCTGCACTGGAGGAGATACAAACACTTTCAGCAGAGCTAGAGAAAGCTAAAAGTGAGAAGGACATTAAGGAATGTGAAGGCAAATTGCTTGCACTGGAAGAAACCATTGACATGCTTACACCAAGTGGTCCGTGGGTGAAGGTGCGTAGACCAGATCAGGTGATAGTAGACCCAACAGCTACTGAACTTGACCTATCCGGTTCGTGCAACTGGGTGATGATTGAAGATTTGATGTACACATCACTGTTACGCGCACGCTACGGTAGGAAGCGTCCCGGCACTGACGAATGGGAGAGTGTATTTAGCCCTACTGACGTGATCAAGGCAGGTGTAGGCCCAGATCAGGGTGATCGCGGTCAGACAGACAACTTCCAACTGTTCAGTTACAACACCAGCGAGTATGCCAAGTACGGCTACTCAGATCAGCGTAGCTTTCTAGCAGCGCAGATGACAAAAGTCGTATATGTGTGGGACAAGACAACTCGCCGCATTGAATTATACAATGCAAACGATTGGTGCTATCCGTTGTGGGTGTGGGATGATCCCTATCAACTCGATCAGTTCTTTACAGCCGTACCGATGGAGTTTCATACCGATCCCATCACTATGTACGCTAAGGGTGAAGTCACCTATTATCTCGATCAACAAGATGATATCAATGTCATCAACAATGAATGGGCTAAAGTACGCAAGTTTGCATCCGGTAAGGTTGTATTTGACAAGAATAGCTTCAAAGACAGCACACTTCTCGACAACCTCATCAGCGGCACAATGGATGCTAATATTATCGGAGTTGATCTTCCCGAAGGTAAGAAGATTAGCGATGTACTTGGGCCATTAC